ACAAGATCAACTACAACTAAACAACATCGATATTGAAGATATCTAACCCTTCAAATCCACTATATCCAAAACACGCAATCCACTCAATCCACTCAATCCACTACTATGCGTTATTTACTTTTGACATCAATATTATAAAAAATATAAGTATAAAAAAGAAAACAGTTGTAATGTAAATTAAATAATTATAAATCTTTTTTTATTCAGGTTTTAAGGGTAATATTCTAGCTAACAACCAAATTCCAATAATGGACCACATAGCAATAATATTGTTACCGCCGTGATAAATAGCCCATCTTAGACCATAGCAATGTGGTGCAGGAACTAAGAAAGGAGACATAAGTATTCCAAATAACGTTCCAGGAACACACCAATAAATGTAAAGATGTGAAGAAATATAGTGTAATGTAACCCATAAAATATAAATACTGAAGTTAGTAATAATAAAATTAATAACAGTTTTTATAGTATTTACATTAATATATTCTCTCCAGTTTATAATTTTATCGTAATAATCCATATTATCTACAAAAAAATAATTTCATTAAAAAAATCAATTTTTTATATAACTGTTTTATATAATGGGAGACGCAATTATAAATAATTTTGTAGATATAATTGGTAGATTAAAAACAAATATAACTGAAATAAAAGAAATAAATAAATTAGTTAAAACAGAATTGCCTACATTTTTAACAACATTACATCGTCTGCATTCAAATCTAAACTCATTATCGTTTATTTACAGAAAAGAAGACGCTCATTATATATTATTTAAACATCATTTGCTTAAGTTCTCTCAAATTGATACAATTTTATGTAAAATAAATCCAATAGGTGATTTATTGAATACACTAAGTGAAATAAAATATTCAAAAAATTGTTCAACAAAAATGATGAATTATTTAAAATTATATGTAAGATATAACACTCCAAAAACAATAAGTTCTCGTATAAGAAAATATTTTAAAATAATAGAAGATATTTTACCAACAGTAATAAATTTAACAAGAACAATATTAGGAAGTGCAATAAGAATAAAACAGCCAATTCTGCGTAAAGCGTGGATGTTAGCAGGAGAAAACCAATTAAATGATAGTTCTTTACCGATAAATATAATACAAGATAATCTATATATGTTATTACAATTAGAAATAGGTGAGAACACATTAGATAGAACAAATAAAAAAGAAATGTATAAAAATATAATAAATCAAATAACAGATGATATAGATAATAGAGGAGCAACAAAAGGTGACGGAAATATATCAATAGCTGAATTAAATGATTTACCAGATGAATTAATAAAAACAATGGATGATATAGATATAGGTATAGATGGAGAAGATTATAAAACCGGTTCAGTAGTTCCTGATATATATAGTTGTTGTTTGTTTTCAATAACAAATAGCAAAGTATTTTTAGAACCGGATGATTATTCAAATTCAACAAAGACTGATTCTACAAAAGGAGATGATAATGAATCATTATATGGAGATGAAGACAATTATAGTGCAAGAGCATTTTGCGATGCATATAAATTATATATAAAGAACAAAAAGTTAAAAGCAAAACAAAAGCAAAAAAAGAAAATTCAAATAAAAGAACAAATTCAAGAAGAAAAAGAGAAAGAGAAAGAAACAGATATTTATGAAGAAGATACAGAAAAGGCTATATATGAGGGATTAAATTATTTATTTGGTTCTAATGATTATATAGAAGAAAGTACAAAGATACAAATAAACATAGACTTAGACAAAGAAAATACAATAAAATATAATGAAGATAAATTACTAGATATACCTTGTGTAAAAGATTACGGAAATAATTTTCCAAAAAAGAAAATATATACAATAATATTAAAAAAACCTTCAGAATATGACCCAAAATTAAATGATGAAACAAGTATATTAACAAATATTAATTTCAAAATAATAGCAAAAGATCAAGAATGGGGTGGAACAAATCATGCACAAGTTAGATATCAAATTAATAATGAAAAATGTATAAAAGCATTTACAATAGATAACAATAATAATAAAAAACCTAAATATAAATTTACGATAAATGGTTGTGAATTAAACAATTACGATAAATTTAAACAAAAACAACAGGAGATACATATTTGGTTATTTTGTCCTCCGTGGAGTGGTTGGGAAGCAAGTATATCATCAATAACGTATACATTAAATTATAATTAAAGAGAAATAGTATTTAATTATAATTGGTAAAAAGAATTGAAAATTTAAAGTTCTGTCTTATCTTTTATAAGTGTATTATCCAATCAATTTTATAGGGTTCATAATTTTCGTGATTCTTTTATATTTCGGTTACACCACTTAATCCAAAATTATTAGATTCAGTAAAATTAACTATTCCATTTTTATTACCTAAACATTTAAAATAAGGATTTTTCTATTTTTTATCATTTGATTTTTACACATTTGAACATTTAAAACGCCTACACAGTTATTTTTTAAAAACTTCTCCATTCCAACATCTTGATTCATAACCTTGTGCATTATTTCCTTCTAAATCTTTTAAAAGATTCATATATTTGGTATAATTATCTCTATGGCATATTATGAATTTATTATAAGCAAGATAAACTAATCTATAATTATTATTTTCGTACATAAATGTATCTATACCAAATTTAACCCCAGGCCAATGATGATTAAAATAATCATCCAAAATAATTATTCCATCATTTGAAAGTATTTTTATCGCATTTCTTAAATCAATTAACGTAGCACTTTTAGTATGACAACCATCTATTGATATTATTCTATATTTATCACCATTTGTAAAATCTAAAAAATTATTATAATCCATTTTAGTACTATCGTTTTTAATTATTTTAATTTTATTAAAAATTTCGTCTGTTGAATATACTTTTTCAATATTTTCTTTTAATTTAAATGAACATCCTTTACCAGACTTATCATAATTAAATTGCTGATCTTCAAATACATCAACAGCAACAGCAATTTCATTATTTCTTAATAATGTTGTCATTGGAATAAAAGATTTTCCGTGATGAACTCCTATTTCTAATATATTACCTTCTTTTTGGTTTTTATTTACTATCTCTAACAAAGGGCAAATATTTTCCCAATTAAACCAACCTTCAATTGTATTTACATTCTTAATATAGTTTTCCATATATATATATAAATAAATTTTATTTTTAAATAATTATTTTTAAATAAAATTTAAATTTCATCTCTTATGATATATAAATGCCTGCTCTTAAAAGCAGTGATTATAAATTATCAGCAGTTAAATATTATATTTCAACAAAATATCCTTCTTTTTTATGTTTAAAAATATATTTATCTGCAAACTCATCATTTTTAAAATCGTGTTTATAATCCATTATATACTATTACTATTATTTTATTTAATAAAGTAGAATAATACGTTATATTATTTTTAATCAATTAATTTACCATCTAACCAAATTAAATGTTCGACATTATCTTCATCAACAATTATAAAAGAATCACAAACATAATTAATAATCATTAAAAAGTAATAAATGAAAGAAAAAATATATTCACTATAAAACATATACAATTTATTAATAATATATTTTTATATAGGTAATGTAAATATTTTGTGTAAAAAAGTTTGAATAATTAATAAAATATATCAAAATATATTATATAATGAGTAATACTGTAAAAACATTAGGTATTTTAATATTGGCAGTAGTATTATTGTCATTTTTATGTTTAATAATTATTATGTTATGTAGTTCGCTAGAAAGAACTTTAAATAATTCAAGCATAGAAAACGAAGATAAAATATAAATTAATTATCATTTTTATTAACTGTATCAAAATGCATTTTAAATTGAATATCCCATCGTTCAAGTAATTCTAATGAAATATCTGGTAATATAGGGTGAGCTTCCCAAAAATACCTACAAAAAGCCCATTGAAAATTAATTTTATCATCGTATAAGTTAGAATAATTAGAAATTAAGAAATTTTTAATTTTGCTTGGTAACAAATCTAAATTATGTAAAGGTAAAACATATAATAATTGAACTGTAGGTAAGAATGGTGTAAATGGTTTAGAAGTATTAGTAGTTTTACTATGAATAAAATCTGTATCAAAGTGTGGTATATATTTACATAAATCTTTTAGTAGAGGTGGATAATTAAAATTATATTTCCATTTCCAATGAGGACATCCATTAGAATAATATTTAAAAACCCATTCTAATCCTTCTAGATAATTAGTACATATATGTTTGATGTGTGAATTATTGTATTTAATATCAAATAATGTTTTATAATATCTATTTTCCCACTTAAGTTCATTAGGTGCAATATATAATTCATCAGGTCTGTAGATAATAGGTATATTTTGAAAATACTCTTCAACTCCATTTTGGCTTGTAATATCAAACTTTTTTGTACTTAGTTTATTTCGTGTATTATATTCAATATTAATAAGTTCGTGTTCTTTTTTTGATAATTCAAAAATTAATTTATTAACATTTTTCCATTGTATTTTATGATTTCTATCAATAATATAATTATCATATTTATTAGCAATAAAATTTCTATATACATCAAGAATAACTTGTATGCCGTGTGTTCGTATATTCATAGAAGGAAAATGAGGAAGGAAATCATTTCCAAGAAAAAAGCATAAAAATACATAATCATATATTCTTTGTTTATCAGGATATTTACATTTCATTTCAGTAAGTATAGAGCTCGATAAAACTTTCATATCAAGAAAATAAGGAATATTTTTATCACTAGAAGAATCGATAGGAAAATAATGTTTTAAAAATTCTGGAGCTTCTCTAAAAATATATATATTTTTGCAATACTGTAAATGAAAAATAGATAACATAATTAAATCCGAGTCTAATCCATATAATGCAATATTTTCATTAAGACAATCATTATTCCTTAGATAATCGAATAATTTATGTTCTCCTTCGCCAGGTTCATCTGTTCCAGAAACAATAACAGATTTGACTTTATATTTATGTTCTGTATATTTAAAAGCATATTGTAGTTTGCTAGTTAAATTAAACATAAAATTAGTTCCAGGAGTAATAGCTGATGTATCCCATTTCAAAGTATTATTATTATTTTGAATTTTATTATTAATATAATAATTACGATTACGTCTAGTGCGTTGTTGTACCATTTTAGCAAGTGGTGCAACACCATCAAATGCAATAAAAATAGTTTTAGTAGGTTTAATAACTCTAATATAATTATCAATAGAAGATATTACACTATCTATAATTAAAGATTCATAACAATCGGCGTTATCCTTAGTGTAAGGAATAGAATGAACGGCATCATAAATAATAGAATTACAATCCATATACATAGATTCAAATGGAATACATGAGAAGTATTTTAAATTACGTATAATATTAGAATAATTTCTAATAATATGCGAAAAGTAGCTAGGAATTCCCATAGCAACTACACTATAGAGTATAAATAATAATTTTTATATTGTTTATATTTATTTATAAGGTGATAAAATATTTATATAATATTCTATCAACAAGATTATCTATGTATATATAATGATTAATAATATGAAAAAAATAAATAGCGAGAACATATTAACAATAGATACTGATGAAAATCGAAAAAATGTTCTTATATTTTTAAAAAATAAACTAAACTACATACGTGATATAATTCAAAAAACAATTTTATCTATAAAAACGAACAAAATGCACGAAATATTTAGTGAAAATGATGCAAAACTATCAATAACAATACTAACAGAGTTATACGAAAAGAATGAAGAAATAAATACAACACTATTAAGAGAAGATATAGAAGTAGAAGAAATAATGACTTCAATGCAACAAGTATTAGATAAATTATCAATGATAATATGTGGTTTTGGTACAAAAAATATAGTAGATTTATTATTTGTAAGTTTTGGAAGCGAGTTTAAAAACCAGAATCCATCAAGTTTCTTAATAAAAGAAAAGTATGAATTAGTAAAAAAATTTTTTCATCCAACCGGATATAAATTAATCCATTGGAAACTAAACCATACAATAAAAGAAGAGAATGAAGAAGTAGTATGTATAAATAAGCAAACAGAAGATAATATAGATCTAGTAACAAATCAATCTTATGAGTGTTATGATATAGATAATGAAAATTCAAATTTAATTCAAAAAATGAATAGTATAAGAATAGTAATACACAATAAAAAGGCAAGAAAAACACTAATAATAACAGGTATGTTAGATGATATACATATAGAATGTGTGAGTAATCCTTATATAAAAGAACGAGTAATTAGATTAAATAACAAGAAAGAACAATATAATAATGAGGATAAAGCGATATTAGAAACAGTATTGGAGAACCTATCATTAAAAGAATTATTAGTATATGGAGATAAAGATATCTTAAAGAAATTGCATCCAATTCATATAGATGTAATAAAAGTAAAACAAACCAATATAGATTTATTAACAAAGCAATTTTTAGAAATGGATATGTATATTCAACGTAGTATGTTATTAAACTTACTATTTTTTAAAAAAGACAAGGAATTAGAGTATATATGTTATTTGTTATACGATTTATTAAACAGTGCTACGTGTTATAATTCAAAGTATCAAGACTTAATTTATAATAGTTTTCCCTGGAAAATTCGAAATGAAATGAAAGATATTGTAAAATATAATATAACATATACACAAGACACAATAAATAAATATGAATATAGTAAAATATCACTAGAACAACAAATATGTTTATTAAAAGCAGATGATTCTGTAAAAGAAAAGGCAATGATAAAATTAAAAGAATTAAAAGGACGTCCTGACGAGTTAGGTACAAAAATAAAACAATATTTGGAGGGATTAATTCATATTCCATTTAATATATATAAGAAAGAGCCAATACTAACAATGGTAGATGATATAAATAATGAATTTATAAACATTCAAGATTTCATTTCAACAAATATAAGTAGTGATAAAATATATAAGAAAAATAAATATACATTATTAGAAATATCAAAATACATAAAAAATTATAAAATAATAATAAATACTGAAATAAAACATAACTTTATAAATAAAATATCAGATTTATCAATAAAGGTTCTCAATTGTGTAATAAATATTCTAGTAAATGATAAAAATAAGAGAAGAGAATTATTAAAAGAGAATAAAGTAACAAAGATAACAACAATAAAAGATAATATATTGGAGAACAAAGAAATAAATTTAAATATATTCACAAATATATGCGAAAACATTGAAGTATTTGAAAAAAATAAAGATTATATAATAAGATCGAAGCAGGTTCTCAATATTGAAAAAAATATTAACAAATTAAATGTAGAAACAAAAAGAATAGAGGATGCATTAGATGAATCAGTCTATAGTCATAATCATGCAAAGAATCAAATAATGAAAATAATAGGTCAATGGATAAATGGAGAACAAACCGGTTATTGTTTTGGTTTTGAAGGTTCTCCAGGTATAGGAAAAACAAGTTTGGCAAAAAAAGGATTAACAAATTGTTTATTAGATGTAGAAGGTGTATCAAGACCATTTTCGTTTATAGCAATAGGTGGTTCAAGTAGTGGTTCATCATTAGAAGGGCATAGTTATACATATGTAAATTCAACGTGGGGTAAAATAGTGGATATATTAATGGAAACAAAATGTATGAATCCAATAATATACATAGATGAATTAGATAAAGTAAGTAATACAGAGAATGGAAAAGAAATAATAGGAATATTAACTCATTTGATAGATCCAACGCAAAATGATTCATTTCAAGATAAATATTTTACAGGAATAGACATTGATATATCAAAAGCATTATTTATTTTTTCTTATAATGATCCAGATTTAATAGATAGAGTATTGTTAGATCGTATTCATCGCATAAAATTTGAGAACTTAACATTAGAAGATAAAATGGTGATAATTGACAAATATATAATACCAGAAATGAATAAAAAGATGGGTTTTGAGAACATAGTAACAATAAAAGAAGATGTAATCGAACATATAATAGTAAATTATACAAGTGAGCCAGGTGTAAGAAAATTAAAAGAAATAATGTTTGATTTATATGGTGAAATAAATTTAGAATTATTAAGAATAGATAATAATGATAATAATTTGATACCTATAAATATAACAATAGAGAACCTAGAAAAGAAGTATTTAACAAAATATAATAAAATAAAAGAGAAAAAGATCCATGAAAAGGCTAGAATAGGTATAATAAATGGTTTATGGGCGAATGTATTAGGTATGGGTGGTATAATACCAATTCAAACATCATTTTATCCATCATCTGTATTTTTGGATTTACAATTAACAGGTTTGCAAGGTGATGTGATGAAAGAAAGTATGAATGTAGCAAAAACATTAGCTTGGAGTTTAACAGATGATGATATAAAAGAGAACTGGTTAGAATATTTTAAAAAAACAAAGTGTCAAGGTTTGCATATACATTGTCCTGAAGGTAGCACATCAAAAGATGGACCATCAGCAGGAACTGCAATAACAATAGCAATATATAGTTTATTAAATAAGAAAAAGATACGAAATGATGTAGCAATAACAGGTGAAATAACATTAAGTGGAGAAGTAACAGCAATAGGAGGTTTATCTATAAAAATAAATAATGGAATCCGTGCAGGAATAAATACAATTTTATATCCTGAAGAAAACAAACGTGATTTTTTAAAATGGGAAGAAAAAAATAAAGTAAAAAATAATTCAATAAAATTTATAGAAATAGCAACAATACAAGAAGTATTTAATTATGTATTTACAGAATGATAATATCACAATATAATATAAAATTTAGAATAAATGGATATTTTTAGTATATCAAGTATAAAGAGTATTTTGTATTTATTTGCCCCTTTTTTAATAATCTGTTACTTTTTTTTACATTCTCTTATAAATAATAATTTAAAAGGATTAGTATTATTGTTAGGTTTATTTATTTCAACAATCACAACAGTATTAATAGGAAATGGATTAGTATCAAAAAACCAAAATATGTTTGGAGATAGTAACGAATTATGTAATTTAGTAACAATAAATTCAATAGCAAATATATCAAGTGTTCCCCTAAGTTTAACAGTATATTGTTTTGTAGCATTTTATATGTTATATTCATTAATAGTAAATAATTATTTTCAGCAAAATTTTTACATATTTTTATTTTTTGGATTATTAATATTAGGTGATATAAGTTGGTTAAAATCAAATAATTGTTTTAAAACGTTAAATATAGCAGTAGGATTTGTAATATCTTCATTGTTAGGTTTATTATGGGGTGTTTTTATAAATAAAAGTAATAACAAAGATTTACAATATTTTACAGGAGAAGGTAAAAGTTGTTCTATTCCTGCAAGAAAGACTTTTAAATGTAAAAAACGAGTATTAGGATAAATAAATCGTATAATATATAGTTATAATCTATTATAAATATATAATAAAGACAATATGGATATTAATATTTCAACATTTATGCTTTTATTTTTAAGATTAGCACCATTTATTTTAGTATGTTTTTTTACAATATCTTCAATATTTAGTGGTGATATAAAAGGTATAATATATTTATTTGGTTTAATATTTGCAATAGGAATAGTAGTAATGTTATCAAGTACAATAACAGATGTATTATCAAAATTCACAGATTTGTCACCAAATATGGATAGTTTCTGTGACGCAATAAGTTTTGGAAATACTGAATTATCAAATTTACCAATAAGTCATATGATAATAACTTTTACTTTTTCATATTTATTAACATTTATGTATAAAAATGGAGATGTAATAACGGAGAACAGTAAAGGTGAAGAAAAATGGAATGGAGATAATTTTGATATAATATCAAAACAAAATTGGCCTACACTAACATTCTTTTTACTAATAATAGTAGCCCAATTATGGTATGATACAAATTTATTTAATTTTATGAAGGGTACAACAAGCTATTGTTATAATTATTTCACTAGTTTATCTTCTTACATAATAGGTTTTGGATTAGGTATTTTATGGGCGATAATAATAATGTCAATGAATACACCTGAATTTACATATTTCAGTAAATATAAGAATGACGAAAAATGTGAAAAACCAACAAAAAATACTTTTAAATGTAAAGTTTATAAAAATGGAGAAGTAATAGCAGAGCATTTAGCATAATGATTATACACCTTTAATAAATTATTAATTTATTATTAATTTATTATTAATTTATTAAATATTTATTTTTCAATATTATAAGTAATTTTTCCAAATATATTATTATTAATATTAGCAATATCATCATTATAGGTTTTAATGTCTTTAATAGAAATAATAGTGACATTTGCAATGGCAGAGGTAACAAGATATGGATCCATATTACTAGCTGGACGTCTATCTTCAATATATCCAGATTTTTTAGCGTGCGTTCCCTTTGGAATTCTAACAGAACATTTCCTATTACCGACGCCATATGTAAATACATCTAAAGATGAGGTTTCGTGTTCTCCTGTCATTCTACGTTCATTTCCAATACCATACAATTTAATACAAGTTTGATGTGTTTTTTCTAATCCAAGAATAGACCGAGCAATACTATTTTCAGCGCCATTTCTCATGGATAATGTGCTATAGTTAGTATGACATCCAGCTCCATTCCAATCGCCATTCATAGGTTTTGGATCAAAAGATACGTGAATATTATGTTTTTCACAAACTCTATACATAATATATCTAGACATCCATAATTGATCTGCAGCAGTAATAGATTCACAAGGTCCAATTTGATATTCCCATTGTCCTTTCATTACTTCTGCATTAATTCCTGATACTTGTAAGCCGGCATCCAAACATAGACTATAATGTTCGTTTGCAATTTCCCTACCAACAGCATTATTACATCCTACACCGCAATAATATGGACCTTGTGGTTTTGGTTCTGCATCAATAGGCCAACCAAGTGGTGTAACTTCATCATTTTCAAATAATGTATATTCTTGTTCCAACCCGAACCAAGGTTTTTCAGCTGCAATATCTTTATTTTGGAAAATTTGTCTAGCAAGTTTTCTATTATTATTAGTAGCAGAAACTTCATTACTAATAAGTGTTTCGCATAATACTAATATATTGAATCTGTTATTTTTATGTTCTCTAAATGGGTCATTATAGATAGCAACAGGTGCAAGTAAAACTTCAGAGTTATCTCCGTTTGCTTGATTTGTACTAGAACCATCATAATTCCAAATAGGGAGATCTTTTAATGTAATTTCACTTTCTTTTTTATTCCAAGGAATAGTTAAAGATTTTGATCGTAAATCATAATCATACCCACCAATCCAAACGTATTCTGCTATAATAACAACCATTTTATAAATAAGATAAAAATGTTATATTTATATCTATTTATCAATAATTAAAAATATGTCTATTTGTCATTAACCATTCATTAATATTTATAGCTGAACGAATTCTATGCATACTATCAGCAATCATACGAACGCTATGGTGTTCCATTTTATAATAATATAAGAAATATTGAATTATTTTTGCAAAATTAGCTTTTTCATATTTAGATCTTAATTCTTCAACTGGAAATTCAGGATAATTTTTACGTTTATTTACAGAATTATGAAATTGAAATAAAAACATAATAAGATCATCTTTTGTTTTTAAGCTGTTAAAATCAATTTTGCTAATATATTCAGTGGCGTGTTTAGCACATGAAGGACAAGGTAAATTATTACAAATTTGTTTTATTATATCAAATAAAAAAGTGCGATTAGTTGCATAGTATTCAGGTTTAATTTTTTCAGCCATAGTATGCATAAAAAACCAAACGGGTGGTCCCCATAATATTTTATTACTTTCATTTACAGGTGTTGTTTGTTTTACTATTGTATTACTTGTTGGTTTAATATATCGGTTTGATATTCCCATTTGCATTTGCATATTAGGTTTATTATTTGTAATATTTGATATTATATTATTTCGATTAATACTTCTAATATTTGTAAAATACATATCTATTATAATAGATAAATATAAAAAATAAATCTCAATATTACTTATATTATGTCATCAGCAAAAGAATTATTAATAACTACAATAAAAAGTTGGGTAAAACTAGATAACGAATCTCGTGCATTAAAAAAGGAAATAAACATAAGAAATCAAGAAAAAAAAGAATTAACAAATACTTTAATGGAAATTATGAAACAAAATGAAATAGATTGTGTTGATATAAAAGACGGACAACTATGTTATACTCAAAAAACAGTAAGGCAACCTATTACAAAAAAAAATCTATTAACAATTTTATCTAAATATTACAAAGGTGATATAGAACAAGCAAATGAAATGACAGAATTTATTTCAGATAATCGTGAAGAAACTGTAAAGGAAAGTATAACGCGTAAAATTAATAAATAATTATACTAATCCTAGTTTAGGTATAGTAATAGTGTTACCATTTTTTTCATAAGTAGCAATTATTTGTGGGTCAGTTACACCATTCATAATATCTTCAGTATTATAGACATTTTTAATATTATCAATATAATAGACAATACCTTGTACTTCAGTAGCAATAACTTCTATTTTTTTATCATTAGATTCATTGTTATTTATACTTTCAACTAGTCCGTGAGGTGTTCCTTTTGTATGTGTTCCACAAAATTCGCTTCCATCTTTTCTTCTTCTAGTGCATTGTTCGTTATTTGCGCGTAAAGCATTGCATCTATTGGTAACAGGTATAGCATTTTTAATACGTTTTCTTTTTATAAAATCATCTTTATTAAATGATAATCTTTCATAATCATAAATATATTGTAACAAATTATTTACTATTTCTTTGTTTTCAATATTATTTTCATTAATTTGTTTGCATACATTATCTTTAAAAGAACTAATATATGTTTCAAGCTTATTATTAATACGTCTTTCCATCCTACTATTATTTATATTAGTAATACAAATAATATATTTATTCAATTTTTTAAAACTATATATTTTTTAATATACACCTTCGGACATTTAAAATGGGACAAAATAACTTAATATTATAATAATTTTTTATTATATTATGAAGCATAAAAGCGATGATTATAAAATATCTGCTGTTAAATATTATTTGAAAAATAAAGATAATATTAGAAAAACCTGTAAAATATTTGATTGTAGTAAAACATCATTACAGCGATGGATTGATAGATACAAAACTACTAAAAATATTACAAGAAAGAATAGAACACCTATCTCATACAAGATAAATAAAGACCAAGTAAAAACTGCTGTAAATATGATAGATAAGAACGAACAACTAACAATAGATGAACTATTATTTGTTATGAAACAAAAATATAAGGATTTAGATATTTCTGGTCGCCATTTAGGTAGAGTTATTAGAGCAAACAATAGGACAAGGAAACGGACACGACACCAACATTATCCAAAAGAACGAAGAAAACAACTCACAGACAAAAATAAAGAAATGGAAGCATTCTATAATGAAGTGCGTAAATATCCAATTGATAAGATTATTTGTTTAGATGAAACCAGTATAGGTTCTCATTTGAAACCTTCATATAGTAGATGTTATATTGGTAAGCGTTGTATAATCAAAACAAATAACAACTTTGTATTCCGTAGTTTTACTTTGTTAGTTGCAATCAATAATTCAAAATGCGTGGGTAAATCATTTTATGAAAAGGGTGGAACAACCAAAGAAAGAATGGTAGAGTTTATAGAAACACAAATAGCACCTAAATACAAGAACCATCTTATCATATTAGATAATGCAAGAAGTCATAATAACGATATGGTAAGAGAAGCAATAATAAAAAGTGGTAATCAATATTTATTTACCATTCCATATAGTCCAATCACAAATGCAATAGAAATGTATTTTAACCAAATAAAAACATACATTAAAAAGAACAGAGATGTATATACATTTGCAGGATTAGAGAAAAATATTGATAAAGCAATAGACAAAGTGAAACCAGAAAATTATAAGAATTATTTTCAATATGCTTATGGTGTAAAAGATGATATTACTTATAAGCGGAAACCATCAACTCGTAAGTGTAAATTAAAAAATTATAAATCATAATTTACTTAAAAATTATTTATGTAAATTATATAGCAAGTATGAGATTAAAAAGTGAATTATATAAAAAAGAACAAGATGATATTACTGATAAAATTATTAGCATATTAGATTTGGAAAATAAGAATACATATACACTATATGAATTAGACCATAATGAAGATATACAAAAACAAATTATGGAACTTATACCTGAAATACGAAAATGGTTTGCATTTAATAATATGAAAGCGGTAGGAGAACCTGAACGAATTAAACGACCTTGGTTGTCTATTATTAAGAAATTAGTTCAACCAAAATATTCAATTGAAAATAAAGAAGGGCAATTCAAAATTAATGAAAAATGGATAAAAACCCCAATGTATATTTTTACAGAAGTTTAGGGGATTTTACTTAAAATATATTATTTAGGGAAAAATACTTAAAATAATATATTTACATAGTATATAGAATGGAAAAAGCAAAAGAGAAACCACCTGAGTTTTTCAAATCCATTAAAACTTCGCTCAAAAGTGTATTGAAACATCCTGAACTTAATACAAAAATAATCAATGATGCTGTTGTGAAATCTAACAAGATTGTTATTCATACTTTACAATTTCTGAAATTATATTTATTAGATTACTATGAAAACAATAATCAAACATTACCAATAGTAAGCAAAGAACTCATTAATAATTCTATGAAAGTTGTTTGTGGTGAGAAAACTGAAAAAAGAGGAAAACCTCCAAATAAAGAAACGATTGAAATGAAAGACAAACTTATCACTTTCTACAATCATCACTATTTACCTCTTACACAAAATGACCCAATTGACTATGCTGGACTAAATACTACATTAGATTATTTGAAGGAAGATGTTATCACAATGTATGAGAATAACATACAATTACACTATGTAGAATATGTTGAACGATATGTAAATGTTGTTTGGAAAAAGAAACTGATTGTGAATAAAATAAGAGAATTGGGAAAAACTAAAATGGAGCGTGATGTACGAATAAGAACCCTCTGTGCTGATTTACGAAAAATAAAGAATGATTTATTGAATGTAGATGATAAACCATACCAATCAAATCATCATTATCATAAATGGATTACACAACAAAAGCAACATATTTTACCACCTAAAACCAAGTATGAAAAAAATAGTGTTATGTATGATTTGAAATGTAAAACGATGGATTATTTGCCGTGTATGATTTATATGATGAAACAAGTTGAAAATGACGATGAAAGTGTTAATAATGTGTTTCCATTGCGAAGTGAAATCACGCCAAAGTATATAAGATTAGATACAACTACATTAGTTAATCTATTATTGAGAAAAGAACACGGAACAAAAGGATTTTTCAAAACAAAAGGGGAACTGAAAAAGAATGAAGATAAGATATGGAAGTTCTTTTTTAGAACGGAGCGAAAAATGTTTCATAAAACAGGATTTTCATTTCATCATATGGTTTCCACAGATGGAATTGGATTGAGTATTTTATTTTTACGAGATGATTTAGTTGGTAAGAAACTACCTATGATGAAGAAGGGAATATCAAAAGAATTGTATATTGATGAATTAGATAATTATTCTATATTGCAAGATAAGAAAATTATAGGAATTGACCCTGGAAAATCCGACTTGATTTATTGCGTAGATGATGCTTCCAAAGATGCGAATGTATTTCGGTATTCACAAGACCAACGGAGAAAAGAAACCAAGATGAAAAAATACAATAATATTATTTTGGGTATGAAAACCAATAAGATTGAAGGAAAAACCATCATAGAATATGAAACAGACCTATCACACTTTAATCGTAAATCACTACAAATTACCAAGTTTAAAGAATATCTACAAGAAAAAAATAGAATAAACCATATATTATTTAGATTTTATCGTAAAGAATTATTCCGTAAGTTGAAGTTTGGTAAATATATCAATATCAAACGAAACGAACAAAAAATGATTAGCGACTTCAAAAACACATATGGTAATCCTGAAAATGTGGTTATTTGTATAGGTGATTGGGAACAACGAAAACAAATGAAATACAAAGAACCTACATTAGGAAAGGGAATAAGAACTTTGTTTAGAAAAAATAAATATGATGTGTTTTTAGTAGATGAGTTTAGAAGTTCCTGTAAATGTTCCAAATGCGATGGGGGGATATGTGAGAAGTTTATGGTGCGAGAACACCCAAACAAAAAGAAAAATAAGGACGAATTGCGATTAATTCACGGACTACTACATTGTAAGAATGGTTGTGGGTCGTGGAATAGGGACCGCAATGGTTCGTCTAATATCTACAAAATAGCAAAGAACGCAATAAATAACATAGACAGACCAAGTTATTTATGTAGAGAAACAAGTAATCAAAGCACTTCAACGAGTGTTTATAATCAAACTTTACGCGGGTATGAAAAGACCTAACTTTGAACCTCTTTTTTATGGGATTTTGTCCCATTTTAAATGTCCGAAGGTGTAAAAGAATTTATACTTTATTATCTATTAATTTATCATCTTCTGCTTTATCGTCTAACTCAACTACCTTATCGGGATCAACATCATTATATTGAATACGTCTAGTTAGGTAAGCAGATAAGAATATATTTTTATCAGTAGCAGTAGTAGTTTGTGTATCATTTAATTTTAAAGCCATAAATAGTCCATTTGTAATAAATACTGTTAATGTTTTATCATCCAAGTAATGATTAAAAACAACAAATCCACTTAATACCATATTAACTATATATCCAATCATAGCAAGTTTTCCACTTCTAGAATAATATTTATCCCAATACCAGATACAGTTTCTTTTTTCTTCTGGTAATCTAACAAGTGCTTCACCTACTGCATCATTATCACGAGGTAACTCAGGGTTAATATGTAAATAATCAATTAATTTTGTTTCACGACGTAATTCAGCAAAATACATATGTAAAAATAATACAAATACAATAACATTAAAAGAAAATGCACTATCAGTTAGATTATCTCCTGTATTAATATTATCAGTTGTATTACAAATATGATCTCCACATTTTTGAGGAACAAATAGAATTAAAAAAGATCCCATTAATGCTCTATAAAATTCAGTAATAAAAGATATATACATACCAACTTTTTGTTTAAAATCTTGATCTTTAAATGTTTCTGATAAAGAATCACAACATCCTTGTTTGTTACTGTCCTCTTGTTTTTCTTCTTGTTTTTCAAGAACTGGTTGAGTTTCTTCCTTTGCACTCATTATACAATTCTATATAATATTTATATATTTTTATTATTTAACGTAGATATAAAAAATATAGATTTTTTACCTCCATTATATTGATATGCATAATTATTTTCGAGCATATGCTTACTTACAAGTAATTTATCTAAATATATTATCAAAACAGGATAATATTTTTAATTATAATTAAAACATTTTATAAATACGACTGTATATATCAGCGGCTATAATACAAGCTTCACGTAAGTTTTGTAATACCAACTTTTTATCAGTAACAGATTCATATGCAAGACGTATAATACTTTCTTCATCATGAGGGTGAAACTTCTTAAATCCACAAAATGTTAATGTTTTATTTTCTATGAAATATTTTTCATATAATATATATTCTAATACCTTACCTATAGTATAATCTTCATTTTCTAATACAATATCATATGAGAAATCCATACTTGTTTCACTTGTTTTAACAGGTACAATACCTGAATCAATATTATTAACCAAGTTCATAAATTTTTTGTTTAAAACTTGGCATGCCATACTAACAATTTTATTATTTTCATATACGCCAATAGATTGAAGTACAAAATCAAAACTATTATTTGTAGAATATCTATGAGCGTCTAATAAGTAAAAGTTTCTTTTTTGTATATTTAATTCGTCCTCTGTTGAACCTTCTGACTTTATCTTATTTTCGTGTTGTTCCCAAATATTTTTTGCTTTTTCCATATCAATAGTATTACCATACGAGCATTTTGATACTACATTATACATACTATTTGTTTTCGCAGTTTTTACAGAGAATTCTGCTGTTAATTTTAGTTTTTCACCAGGTATTGTATTACCAATTTTAGGTCTTAATCTAGCATAATCGATATACATATTTGTCTTTATATTTGATGGGAAAATTTTCATCTGTTCTGCCTTAGTCAAATAATTATCATTTGTTTTGTTGCGTATTTTAAAATCTTCAGTAGTAATAATTCTCATAGTATCTGTATCATTCTCTACATCTAAATCCAAAACATAATTATCTGGTAATATATCCAATTCTGTCATATGAATAGGAATACAACTTAATCTATGTTTTAATATTTCATTATGTAATCTAGTAGTATTTGTATGAATAATACAATTATTATCATTATATGTTTCTGTATGAAAGACTAATGTTGGTATATCACTTAATATTGTGCGACGAACTGCATTTGCTAAACTTACATTTACTCCACTTAATGTAAAATTTAACTGGTTGTCTTCGTTTGATATATTTGAGATAGAAGGTTCCATTATCTAATAATAACGTTTATGTTTATATATGTTATATACATATATTGTAATCAATTTTTTAATTATTAATAAAAGTTAATTTCTTTCGTTCATTCTCATCGAAACTAGTTCTTTTTCCAAGAAATTTAAAATATTTATTAGCTAAATTGTAACGTTCCTTTACATTTTTTGCATTTTTATATAATGTTTTCTTATGTTTTAACATTGATTTTAATCTAACATACATTATCATACCAACTTGCCATATACGTTTATGCGAGTATTTATTATTTTTGTATAACTTTTCTAATTTTTCTATTGTATTTTTTACATCTTGTAATGTTGAATATTTTATATTTATTGTATCCTTAGGGTTTTTATCAATATAAACATCAAAACTTTTCTTGGGATCATTTGGATTATATAAAAATTGTTTTTTTACGGTTTTTCGTTTTGATTTATCTTTTTTCTTTCGTGTAATATTATTAGTAGATTTATTTTTTTTAATCCACATCATTAAACTGCTAATAATTTATAATCACTACTTTTATGCGTTAAAATTAATATACTATTATAAATAATATATAAATATATAATATACATATATATATAATGAAATATGATGAAATAATATCATTAGGTTCAAGTTGTTGTCCTGGATTATCTTTAAGAACCCTGAATTTAAAAACAGAAACGTATCCATTTGACTGGGTAAGAAATAATTCAAAAATTATATATGATGTTTTAGTAAATGGAAAAGATAAATATTTAACTTTTAATAATAAAAATATTTCTAATGATTTTTATGTTAAAAATTTACATTATTTTACTCATAACAATTTTGAAGGTTCTCATATAAATTATTACGGACAACACTTTACACATTATAGAAATTTAAATACAGAAGAACTAATAACAAAATTTAATCATTATCTAGATAGATTTTTTAATTTATTGAATTCCAATAAAAAAGTATTATTTATTCATTCAAATGAAGAGTATATTTACCATAAAAAATCTAGAGATGATAAAGTGATTTTGTATGATTATTTATGTAAAATTAATGATATAATTAAAGAAAAATATCCGGATTTGACGTTTGAAATAATTAATATAGATATAAATAATACATTTGAAAATTACAAAGATATTACAAATTTAAATATGAATTATGATTTATCTTTATCGGATAATTGCGAGCATCATACTCCTAAATTTTATGATCCATATAGAAATAATATTACTTATATTATAAATAATTTTCTTAAAGAAAAGGCGGAGTTTTAAACGTTCAAAGATGTAATATATACAATTATTACTAGTAAATTTAACTAATAAATAATACAGAACTAATTACAAAAAATAGTACAATAGGTAATAATACAAGTATCCAAGCTAAAGGTGTTACTCCTGATTTACACATTAAATTTAAAATCCAAGTCCAGAATAGAATATAAATAAACTTAATTAAAAATATCATATTAACATTAGATACAGAACATTCATATGAGCCTAAACAATAAACGTCCACGTTATTTAAGTTTTGTAAAAACATAACCAGTAATAAAATTATGGAAATTACAACATATACATAAGCTGGATTACAAATATTTCTTAAACCTGCTATCATTTATATAAAAATATATAGATTATAATTATACTACTACATTACTTGCTATATTTGTACCTGTATAATGTGAATTCATAGATCCTAAAGCAGTATTTGCTGTGGTAGAAGCACCTTGAATTGAATATCCTGCTGAAATTACATTTTTAGATGCAAGATCATTTCCTAATAATACATTCATTACATTTCCTCCCTTCATTAATTTTGGTCTTTTTGAAGTTTTTCTTCTACGATTAGTTTTTTTATACTTTTTACAACCACAAGAAAGACAATTACAACCACAAGAACGACAATTACAATTACAAACAGGGCATTTTGAATTTCCTCCTTTTATTTTTTTACCACCAAAAAAAGAACGACAATTACAACTGCCCCC